AATTCTTTGCAATAGCTTGGTGCGTATTGTTAGTGAGAACTATCATTCTATTATCGATATTTACTGAAAACGCAAAATTGGCACGATAACTGCATAGTAATTAATGTCCGATATTGGACAGTAAACTAAACAGGTGTGAACATGAAACAGTTTCCAACTTATGAATCAATTCCCAGTGACGCTATTTATCTGGGTAGCGAGAGTGGCGATGGTTCGATGGGTGAAACCCTTGCAGATATGATTCTAGAGGCTATCAATCCCGCTACATTTAAAGACAGTGACGGAATACGCCACTACTTTGACCTGATAATAGACTGACAGTTTAGAGTTAAGCCCTTCGGGGCTTACTTTTGAAAGGCGTGAATTATGTCAAAAAGAGAATATTTATCCTGCGTTCTGCGCTTGCTCAATCCTGAGCAGATTAAACTCAGTGCATCGAGTCCGACTCAACACATGAGCCAGACCCATGTAAAACTGCATTATGTGGCTCTGCGCCGCTTAGGTCATCTGCCAAAGGTGGCGGCATGATGTTCGATAAAATTGACTCTATCGTGATGGGTGTGTGCGGCTTTGCCGCCATTGTGTTAGCTATTATTCTGATAATTGAAAGGCTTTGATTATGCAATTGCAAACTGAACAATTCTGGCAGACACAGGCTAGAGGCACAAACGATAATGAATATCAAATTTATCTATCATGTGCCGATGATGGTAAAGGCGGGGACATAACAAACGATGGGAAACCGCTAAAAACCTATGAGGAATGGCTGAATAGTTAAATTTCAGACTGTAAGCCCTTTTTTTAGGGGCTTATGGCCTGTGATTTTACAGGGTTTTAATAGGTGTTAATGATGATTAAACCGACAGACTTCACGAAAATTAGACATGATGTAAATGGCAATCCTCGCTATGTTTGCCACTACTTAAACTTAAATACAGATTCAGAGGCCTCTATTACTATGGGCTGGGATGCAAACGGGAAACTATTATTTGATAAGTATCAAATAGCCTTAGATAGAGCAAAAAAACTAGGCGGTAGAAAATTCCACAATAAGCAATATGGCGGCGGCATTGTTTTTAGGTGTGTTTATAACCTTGATAACCTTTGCGCTCAAATTAATGAATTGACCAACAATCAAGAGGTGACAGCATGAATAAAGCATTTCCACGCTATAAAACCGCTGAAATTGCCGCTAATTGGGGTTGCCATGGGTGTTGCACTAAGCCAGACCCCCAAACAATCCAAACGACAGACTATCCGCCAAGCAGAGGCCAATATGCTTTTAAATGCACCAATTGCCAAGCATGGACATTTTTTGACTTAGAAAATACAGAGGTGACAGCATGAGCGAAAAACTAGAATGGCAAGCCCTTTGGGACGCAATGGACGCAAACCCTAGCGAATGGATTCCTACAACTGAAAAAATGTACTGGGAAATGTTAGAGGTTTTACCGCCTAGAAAACAATCCAGAGGGGCGTTTTTAGTAGGTGAGGCAAGTAGCCACAATGCAGAGGGTTACCCTGTTTATTCATGTTTTAAGCGTGTAGGGGATAGTTTTTTTGCGAAAAGTATGACATTTAATCAGTTTAATCAAGAGGTGACAGCATGACGCAAACCCAAGCATTGACCAAAGCCCTTATTTTGGCTATTACTGCCCCAGACGATGACAGGGCGCATCATGCCTCACGACTTGCTGAAAGCATAGCCCAAGGGCTTAATTTTGACCAAGTAGAGCAATGCAAACTAGATGCACTTGAAATGATAGGGGAAAACCCTTGATATACGCCACAATTGCTCTAATTTTGAAAATTATTCTCAGAAAATGAAAGGTATTAAAAATGAAAACTGTATCAATAGGTTATTTTCGTGATGATGGTGATTTTGCTCTTTTGGCAACCTTAAACAACAATGATGGCGATATTCGACTTTTTGAGTTTATGGTTAAAGATTTACAGCAAGACATTTCACAATCAACAGGCATCGAATGTGTTGTTTTGGAAAGAGAAGATGCACCCGACTATGTGACTATTAATTAATCGAAAGGTGTTTAAACATGACCGCAAAAACAATCAAATCAGCAGGATATTTTCATATTGAATCATGGGTGACAGATATGTCTAAATTTGGCAAGCCTGATAAAAAAGCAATGGAGGCATGGGTTCAAGATGCTGAATCGGGAGGCTTTGAGTTTGATTCAATTATTGAAATGTCAAAATTTATGACCAAAACAGGGCAAACAGAAACCCTGTTCATACCCTCCCAATTTTTTACAATAGAAGAAATTCACTAAGTTAGTGCCCACTAACATTTAGCCGCCTTCGGGCGGTTTTTTATTGCCCATTTTTAACCCATTGCAAGCCCGACAATGTAGGGTATTGAGGGTCAACCAAAATTAAAGCCTGAAAAGTGCCTTTTAAGCCGTTTTAGAGGTATTTTTAACGTCATAGGTCATCGGCAAATTCATCATCTACAAATAAACAGATACCCACATGGTTCAGGTCAAAATCTGGCCTTAGTCCTACATTCCAAAAATGTGCCGCCCATCTAATCGAAATCCTCGCACCTTCAGCAATTGAACCGCCTCCGATGTGCTCTAAGGCTTGTTTCTCTTTGTCAGTGTAGAAAATGACCTGACCTTTTGCATTAGGTGGTTTTCTGCTTTTCGATGCCATGCAATGTGTGCCTCAGATATTCAGCGATTAGTAGGGCTTCCGCTTTGTTACCATCTCTCTTAAATTTCAATTTTGATTCAGGCCATAAGTAGCGAGCCATGTCCAGCGATTCATTTTTATCTGCTGACAAGTGAAAATGCTTTTTCCATCGCTGAGGTGTGACTAAGTGCACAGGGTAGCGTGTTAACTCGCAAACTGCACTAATCACCCCTACTGCACGACCGAATGTAAAAGTGCTTGAAACCCCTTGGCTTGGCATTGAATGTACCTGTTCCATGCAGATTTCAGCCCCTTCTTTTGGGTCAACAATGGATAGGATTCGACTTTTAAAGACCAAGGCCAATATGTGCTTGTCTTTATGCTCAATGTCAAACGCACTTAAGTAGTTTCCCTCATGGTCTATTGCACCTAATGCGCCTGAGACTGCGCCGGGGTCGATACCGATGAAAATCATAGTTTCGCCTTGATATTTTTGCGCCTTTGTGCTGTTGCCCTGTTGTTTTTTCTAACTGCCATGCCTAGTTCTTTGGTTTTTTTATCGTATGACCAAACAACATCATGCACTAAACCGCAGTCGCAACAAGCCAACCTGTAAAGTTCATCAAGTGGAACGACAAAGCCTTCTTCGTCATATCTTTGAACATATCTTGTCATTGCTTATCCTTCATTATTTTGGTCAACTCTTGGCTGATTCCCTTGAATATCCCCAATGGGTGATTTTCCAATTCTTTCGCCCGATACCATGCCTGAGCTTTCCAGCCATTCGTTGATGCTAGTTTCACCAAATGGGCGAGTGTGGATTGGTATGTTTCTAACGCAATCCCCTGTCGCCCATAGTGCCTCGGTGATTCTGACAACGGGGTGGAGTCTGTTTCCATCTCTGACTTCATCAAGTAGCCGGTTTGCTTCATTTTTTGTCATGCCTGTCTTCCTAAAAGTGCTCTCATTCTCGCAAGAACCTCTGGGTTTGGTGGTGCGGTCTTTAGCCTGTCTTCATCAAGTTTGACAAGCGCAGGGTCACGCTGTGAGCTTGAAGGTACGGTCACATGAGCAATATCAGCCTTGTTGAACAATGGTTTGACAATGTTCTGGTTTCTTACCCAATTGCGCCATGTGGCTTGCCAATCCAACTTCACACCTGCCGCACCTGCTTTTGATACCCAATAGTCTTTAAACGAGTCAAACACCTTTTGCGGGTTTAGGTCAGGTCGTTCTGTTTGGCAGAATTCTGTCCAAGAATCAGGTAGCTCAAAATCTGTTGAAAGGCGTGAGCCTTTTGTTCTTTGTTTTGTTGGCGGTTCATCAATACTATGGTTATTGGTTATTGGTTCTTGGTTATTGGTTGCTATTGGGGTAGCAATAGGGGGGCTATTGGCCTCCCCATTAGTACCCTTATGCCACCGCTTTGCCGCACCCTTTTTCCCATCCTCTGAGAACTTGCGATATTTGGCAATTTCCTCGTCAGCACGGGGGTTTATGAAGCCTTGGTCGGTCGAAATAAAGAACTCATTGAGCACTGTTAAGACCTCTTGCTCGTTGTCTTTCATGCCTATTTGTCTGGCAATATCACGCTGTTTTACAGGTGCTTCATGCAGATAGTAATGGTCAAGCAACCGCCTGAAAGCTAAGTCTTCTATAAGACTCAAATGATGTGTGTGTGACTTGTAGTCACCAATATGAAATTGGTAAAAGTGCATTTTCCCACGCCCTAAAATCCACCCTGAAAAGAAACTGCGGCAGGAGGGGTGGGTTCTCTTTTCGATAAGGGGATCAATCCTCATCTAGCCGTGTTTCAAACAATCATACATTAAAAATTACTTTTTTTCATCTTGTCGATTCTCAATTAAATTCTTGAGGTAATTTCTCAGCCAGACAGAACCGCCTAACCTACGAAACTCTGACCATTGGTCAAAAGTAACTCTGGTTGCGATTTTGTGTGGACTGCCTGTGATTTCTGATTTGTTTCGTGCCATGTGCCTAAAGTATCAGTGAGGTTAGTGTTTGACAATAAGGGTATATCCTAGTGTACAACAGAATATATAGTGTCGTACATTATCCATTCAACAACAGAGAGGTGTACATGAAATTTGATATTTTTCCTGATGAACTGCAAGATATTGACTATCGAGATGAAGACTATGAACTCAGGGTTAAATGGTCGTATGACCCTGACTACAGTCCCAAAGAGGGACTCTACAGCAAATACTGTTTTGAACTACAGAAAAGAACTAATGGCAGTTGGGTAGACATCACTGATGACCTGACTGACAGAGACTTTGCCAAAATACTTAAATTCATTCAGGAGAACGACCACGATGACATTCTCTGAATTGTTTGGGCGCATTGCTCTAATTGTTGCCCTACTGGTTGGTGTAAACCATGTCTTGACACAGCCTGTCACGCCACAGAGCATCCAAGTTGCCAGCAAGAAGAAAAGTCTTTTAAAGGCTTGTATCAGGCTTCACAAAAAGAAAGCAAAAAACTATGCCACCGTTTGCGAAAAGCGAGGAATCTATGTCTGAATGGAAGACACAACAACAAGTCTATGACGAACTCAGGAACGACATTCTTGAACAAGTAGCACTTGATATTGAGAAGATGACAGGCTTTGGTAAAGATACCATTAGCAGTTTTGCAATTTACATCAGGAACATGAAATGCCTAGACCAAAATCAGAGTTAACCACATCACAAAAGCGCATTGGCGCAAAACTTACGACATGGCAGTATGAGGAATGGAAACGAATTGGTGCTTCAAAGTGGCTCAAGCAATTGCTGACAGAGAGCTATAAAAAGAGGGTACAGGAATGACACAAGATGAAATCATTGAGATGGCTAAACAGGCAGGATTTACACAGCCTGAAGGCGAGACTTGGTATGAAGCGTTTCCACAATGTATAGAAACCTTAATCAAACTGGTAGCCGCCAAAGAGCGTGAAGCCTGTGCAAAGGTGTGTGAGGAACACTTAGACGGCCTGAGCATGATAGGCGGCGCATTCGTGACTTGCGCCTCCGCCATCAGAGCCAGAGGTGAAGCAACCCACCCACCACAGCGCACATGGGTAGGGCTGACTGATGATGAGCATTGCGACATTTGGTACAAAGAATCACTTGATTGGATGGAATATGGCAAAGCCATTGAAGCCAAACTTAAGGAGAAAAACACATGATTGAAGTATTGAAACAGGGCTACCACTGCGTAGTGTGCGGCAGGTTTTTGCCAGCAGATGAGTATGGCGTAATTGTGCATGACGACATTGAACACCCACCTGAAATGAATTTTGATGAGGAGGAGAAACCACAATGATTCTGAAATCACAATCTATGCGCTTTGTCATGGCAACCATGATGGATGTTGAGCATGAATGGCAAACAAGTAAATGGAAAGACAAAAGCGACATGATTGACCCTGATGTACCAATGATTGTGCAAATCGGTGACTACGGGTATGAGGTGCAGTCCTGCGGTGGCGATGGTGACATTGAGGGCTTTGTCATCATGTGCAAGGAACAACCTGTGTGCAAGTGGGAAGGCGTGGAGTGCATCAAACTCAAGGAGAACACATGAGCATGGAAGATTACAACTTTGTCAAGGCCCGTGAAGCATGGGCAACGCCTATGAAGATAGTTCAATACAACTGCCTTTGCGGCAGGACAATGAAGTTTGAATCAGAGCATGGTGTTATTGCGCCAAAGCGTGAATGGGTAGGGCTGACGGTTGAAGAAATAGCGGCTTGTTGCATGGAGTCCACAACAACACAGCTTAGTTTTTACAACGCTATTGAAGCCAAACTCAAGGAGAAGAACACATGACTACAGCATTTGATTACAAAGGACAGCCATCAGTCTGGTTGACAGACCAAAAGATGAAACGCTATATACAGGGCGATAATTCTGCAAAGAAACGACAGGAAAAGGGTGAAATCAACGACAAGAATCAAGTGTCGATCTACTCAAAATCCTCATCTAACAAAAAATGATTTGGTAAATAACTGTATTAGGGAAATCCCCTATATCAATTATGATAGTGTCTGACAGAATACACACATTGATAGGTTTTTTAACAGGAGTGAATGATGATTGATTTAGAAAGAGAAAAATGGATGGCACTGCAAGACATCAACTCAGAAGATGTTGCAGATGCGATATGTGATAGCCAAGCTATCGTAGAAGCAATACAGTCAAACGCATGGGCTGATGTTGCAGACATGGTTCGATCAAGAGTCGAACTCAAAGCAGAACGACTTGCACAAACAGCATTAGAAATACCGCTGACCCCTTGGGTTGACAGCGATGAAGAACTCCAGTTGTGGCGTTTTTACCGCATGGAATTACAGCGTGAGGCTATTGAACAGAACAAGCCTAAGTTGCCTAAAATCAACCCTTACCACAGCGAGGCCAGCAATGAAAACTAAGCTGAATCTTGAAAGAATCATTGAGGAGCATTCCAATGAGTATTACTGTTCGTTCTGCATTAAACCTCGTAACCCAACAGATAAATGTTGCGATGACTCGTTTTTTATCTTATTTTCAGATTTGGACTCCCACACTCAGTTTGAGCGAGCGCACGAAATTGCGACAAAAGGCGGCTAGAAAATTGAAAGAGAAGCCTAAGACGCAAAGGATGGTTATGCCATCCAAACTAATCACCGACCCAACATTCGGGTATGTGAACTCAGCCCTGACCGATGTGTCAGAAACATGGAAGAAGCATTCAACAGGAGTGAAAAATGCTGGATTATTCAACAATCCTAATGCGGATAGAAAGAACAACAAAGAGTCTGGAGGAGAAGTGCCTACACAAAAGATTCGAAGGGTTCAATAAAGATATTGCCCTAATCCACAGTGATCTAACACTGTTGGCAATGTGGGCAGTAAACAAAGAAGCGATAGATATTTTTAACGATGTGATGGGAGTTGAGGAATGAATCAAGAACAGGTGTTAAGTCTTCTCAGTAAGAATGTCAACGAGCATACTGAGAAAAAAGGAAATTTGACATATCTTTCATGGGCGTGGGCATGGGCAGAAGCACTCAAAGCAGACCCCGATGCAAGTTACAAGATCGAGATGTTTGGTGACAAGTGTTTCATGGACATAAACGGCACTGCAATGGTGTTCGTAACAGTCACTATGTTTGGCAAACCAATGACTTGCCAACTACCAGTGATGGACTACAAAAACAAAGCAATCCCTAATCCTGATGCGTTTGCAGTCAACACTGCCATCATGCGTTGCATGACTAAGGCTTTGTCTCTGCATGGTTTGGGTCTGTATATCTATGCTGGAGAAGACTTGCCTGAAGGTGAGGGTTCAGACATAGATGTAGGAATGATGATTGACCATTTAGCGGCTATTGAAGCGGCATCCACCATTGAGGAGTTGAAGAATGTTTACACCACTGCTTACAGTGCTTGCGGTTCTGATAAGACTTGGCAGAAAAAAGTAATTGATGCTAAAGAAAAGCGTAAAGGGGCGTTGAAATGACTTCATATCCAGAAGTAAGCCGCAATAGACGCAGATATGGCGTTGACCATATTGAAAAATATGCTTTGGGTATTACGCAAACCATTACATACAAAGTCAAAGGCGGGAACAGTGTTGTTATTGATTTAATAACCAATGCTCAAGATTTAATAGCTGAAGGCGACTCAAACAATGCTCGTCAAGTTTTAAATGTTGCCAAGCATCTTTTATCTGAAATTAATGGTGGAAATTTGGTTGGCACAGTGAAGCGTAAAGGAGCATTGAAATGAACAACCCACCAGCATTTCCAAGTAGTAACGAAGTAACGCTTAACGATTGGGTAAGCAGTGGTCACAGTGGCATGACCTTGCGGGACTACTTTGCGGCAAAGGCTATGCAAGGTTTAATTGCCGCTGACGCTCACGATGGTGGGTGTGTTAAGTGTGGTGATAAATATATTGCGCCTCTTGCATATGAAATGGCAGACGATATGTTGATAGCGAGGGAAGCATGAGCGATATTGAACAAGGCACACCAGAATGGTTTGCACAGCGTTGTGGCAAAGCTACTGCATCTCGTATCTCTGACATTGTTGCCAAGACAAAGACAGGCTACAGCACCAGTAGAGCAAACTACATGGCACAGTTGGTAGTCGAGCGCATGACTAACCAAGTAGGTGAGTCATACTCAAATGCCGCAATGGAATGGGGTGTCGAGAACGAACCCTTTGCCAGAGCCGCATACGAGGTTAAGACAGGCAATACAGTCGATCAGGTAGGTGCTATTGACCATCCAAGGATTGCTATGTCTGCCGCCTCTCCTGATGGTCTGATTGGTGACGATGGATGCTTAGAGATTAAGTGTCCTAACACCTCAACCCATATCGACACTATTCTTGGTGATGAACCTGCAAAGAAGTATTACGACCAGATGCAGTGGCAAATGGCGTGTGCAAACAGAAGTTGGTGTGATTTTGTGAGTTTCGACCCACGAATGCCAGCGCACTTACAACTGCTTGTCAAAAGAATCGAGCGCAATGAATTGTATATTGCAGAACTCGAAAAAGAGGTTGTCCAATTTCTTGTAGAAGTGGATGACAAAGTGAAAAAACTCAATGAAATTAAGGTGTAAAAATGGAACAGCGTGATAACTCAGGTGTATTGTTTAAGAACGACAAGAAAGAAAAATTTAATGATCCTGACTATAAAGGCAACATTCGTGTTGATGGACAGGACTTTTGGCTGTCAGCATGGATTAAAGAGGGTAAGAACGGTAAGTTCATGGGATTAGCAGTCAACCCCAAAAAACCCAAAGAAGAACAAGCAGAACAACCTCAAAGCAAGCCTAAAGCTAAGATTGAGGACATGGATTCGGACATACCTTTTTGATGTGACTCAATGGGGAAAGCGTAAGTGAGTACCCACTAACTTAACAGGAGTGAATGATGAGCAAACTTGACGATATACATTTTGGCGGTGAAGTAAAGAAGTTCTTTGACTTACCTATCTTTAATCGGGTGAGAACATCTGACCCAACAACCAGTTACGAGGCCGCTGATTCTGCAAAGGACTTGGCTTCTAAACATTTTTGCATGATTGTGGACGCTTTAAAGGCTCATGGCTCGCTTGGTAAAGATGGAATTGCCCAACATAGTGGGTTAGAGTCTAATCAGGTTGCAAGGCGTTTAAACGAGTTGTCCAACATGAACTTGATTGAGTTGACAGGACGCACAGTCAAGTCTAAATCAGGACGCAACGAGCGTGAATGGAGAGTTACACATGATTGAAAATGTACTTGGCCTAATCACAGTTTTGGCAATTGGTGGAGGAGCACTCATAATCGGTATATGGGTCTTCCTCCACTTCTTTGACGATTAAGCAACTAAGCCATTGAGGTAGGTGGTCTTACCAGCTATCTTAGTGGCAGTCAGTTCTTGCTTCTTGAGATTGTTTGGGTCATAAGACACATGAACCCAACCAGAATCAGGTACACCTTGGGTGTAGAACTCTAAGATCAATTGTGTGTAGTCCAAGTTGTCCATAATCCATTGAGCCAGATCAGCATTGGCAACACCAGTAATCTCAATGTCAGCCGCCTGACCCTTGCAATGGTCTGAGGACTTCGAGCCATTCACAGCGGCATTAGACTCAGGGCTACGATAGCCAGAGTTCACAGTCACCGACTTGCCAAAGTGTTCACGAACTGGTTGCAATACCTTCTCGCAAAGAGTCTTCAAGTTCTCAAGTGCCTGTTCATCAGGTGTATTGTCTAGACCCAAACGAGTGGCAGTGTCTGACTTTGTGAGTTCTTTCAGGGTGAAGTTGGCTGATAAGTTCATTTGGTTTCCTTCTGGTTAATCATTTCTCTGACTTGGTTATAGGTTGCGATACAGGCGTTGAGCTTTCTGGCTGTGAGGTCGGCTTCGTCTGCGATGGCGAGAATATCTCTAGCAGTCTCTGGCTGAAGTTCGGCTGTTGGGGGGTCAGGTCGCTCGGCAACGGGGGCATCTGAGGTGGTTGATAAGGTTGGGCAGGAGGGCGCTTTGACAGGAATCCGCAACCTGAGAGCACCAGAATCAATGTCAGTATTACGCTTTTGAATAACAAGTTTTGCATTGTTGTTTGCCTTTACCAGTTCAGTTGCTTGTTTCTGCACCGCTGTCACCAGTGCCTGTTCCGTTTGCCTAGCCTCATTGTTTAAACGAGCTATCTCCATTTGTTGTTTGGCAAACTCATCTTGCCCACCCTTCAAGTAGCCACCACTAAATGATGTAATCATTGCCAAAATGAAAGCAAGAATCACCCAAGGGTTAAAGATACTCATTCGCTTGTCTTTCCACGAACATAGGCTTGTGCCGCCATAAACGCAACCACAATCGTTCCCATTGCCGCACAGTAAGTTGTAGTCAGCCCTGCCAAAGCATTAACTTTCTCAAGCGTCACCCAAGCAGAGGCCAAGAAAGCAATCAAAACAGGAGGTGCGCCAAGTGCCGCCCATGCCATAACCCTTTGTTGGTCAGCCATCTTGTCAAGATTTTCAATTTGAATCATGCGCTCAGACCTTGCCAACTCAGCATCAGTCACTACACCATCACGGTCAGTGTCAAATTGGTTGTAAACAGAATCTTTTTCCAATTGCTTAGTCATCTTTCTTCCTTTCCTTTTGTTCAACCTGTCTTCTTAATTTCTCAACTTTTTCGATCTGAGACTTTGCCTCATTTTTAACTTCAAGTATGTCAAGA